GATGACGCTTATCTTTTTGATGGACCTACTAACTCAATTACCCAAGGACTCCCAGTACCTGTAGCTTATGGAGAGTTAGTAGTAGGGGGAGCACCTGTATCTCAATACTATAGACCTGCCAGCCAGGCGATAAGCGGAGCTGGGGGTTGGATTGATACTTTTGTTACGGGATTACTATATATACCTCCAGTAGACCAGCTTAATAATTACGATACAAGCACTGAAAACACGACGGAATACGCATAATGGCTTTTAATAATACTACACGTAGACAACGAGGAACTGTATACGATCTTATCGCTCAGGGAGAGATAGAGGGGGTAGTAGGGGGATACTCGGGAGTATATTTTAACGGATCTTCTTTACTAGACTCCGAAGCCGCAAGCTCTATCGCACCAAAATACGGTACGGCTACAGTCACAAACGTATCTAATAAAGCGACTCTTACAAATTTTGGTAAGTTATTTGACGGTGTAGACTTAGCAAAAGGAGACCGGTATGTTTTAATTAGACAAGCAGGGGCTGCTGACACTATTGATGGAGCAGTGGCTAAAGGTGGTAATGAAATAAAAGTTACTACACCTTCTTTTTTAAACCCAAAATATCTGAGTAACGCTACAGGAGAACTACCTGCCTTTTTTGAGGATTATGTTAATCATTTTGTTCGTATCACTCTAGCAGATGGGACTGTACATACTTGTATTTTTACTGCTATATATGATGATAATGAAAACATTAAAGGTGATTGGAAAGTAGGGCAGTACTACCAAGTTGGTCAGGTAGTTCGTGCCACTGATGAAGACGGGTCTTATTACATAGCTTCGGGCACTGCTGGGGGCGCTTCCAATGGAGACTCTAGTAATCTTTCTGGAGGCTCAGACACTGGTTCAACTAACTTGACTTGGAGTACATATACTCCCTCTTCAGGAAAAGCTACTATAGAACCTCCCTTATCCGGCGCTGTGCTAGACAATGCAGCAATATCTGTAGATTTTATGGCAAAAGTAGAATCTGGTTTAGGAACCAATACAGTAACTCTAGCTATTCCAGCTCCCTCCACTCCCACTTCTGTACCTGTAAGAGTTTCTCCCGCTATTATGGGTACGGGTACAGAGACTATTACTCCTAGGTATGACGGAGCTAGTGTTCAAATATATAAAGGTACTAGAAGCCAAAAAGCCTACTCAATATCTAATTTTGTACCCAGTGCTGCTTTTTCTTTCGCTCAAGGTACTCAATTAACTTGGTCAACCTATGGAAGAGCCCCTTCAGGATCTCAAACACAAATTATCTTTGACTCTAATAACCAGACCTTTGGACAGAATACTTCTTCGGAGATAGATGCTGTAGATATTAATATAGAATTTCCTGGAGGTTTAAGGCATGTTACAGATTTAGGTAACGATATTCAAGCTTATGTAGAGTTTCAAATAGTACTAGAGTGGAGGCCTGCAGGACAAGAGTCTTGGGAGAGTAGGTTAGTTTACGGCAATAACTACACTAATGGATCACTAGCCGCCAATAATGTCGAAACTTTTAATCCTTTTACTCAGTTAGCCCCTTTGTGGTCTGCCCCAGGAGCTGGAGATGGGCTAAAACTGGCCGCTAGAGACTATATTTATGGTAGTAAGGGCATAGGTAAAAGTTCGTATAGGGGAGACAGCGACGCTCTTTTTATAAAAAACAATGCAGGCCCTTTCCTTGCAACATTCACTGTAGACCTTCAATCAGTAAAACCTTTTGACCAGTGGAGAGTACTTATAAGAAGAATGAGCCCGGACACTTCTTCAGATTATACTAGAGCCAACAATAACTTTTCAGGCCCTACTACGTTAAAAACTATTGATTGTTATATTTATGATAAATTAAGCTATCCTACTAGTGCGTACTCTGTAGTAAATTTCAGCGCTGAGACTTATAATACTCCTCCCTCTCGTTCTTATCATATACGAGGAAAAAAGGTAAAAGTTCCTTCCAATTATTTTACGAGAGAAGAGACAGGCACTGTTGCAAAATATACCCGCCATAAAACTACTGGAGTAGATACGGGAAGCCACGTAACTTGGGACGGTAGTTTTCGGGGAGTAGGCACTGATCCTACTTCTGTAAATTTCAGAAAAGTATACACAAATAATCCTGCGTGGATTTTTTATGATATTATTACAGATAAAGAAATAGGACTAGGAGAGTTTCTAGAAGAAGCCGATATTGATATATATTCTTTATTTCAAATCGCTCGTTATTGTGACGAGTTAGTACCAGACGGCAAGGGAGGTTTAGAGCCTCGCTTTACTTGTAATGTTTATCTATCTAGACAGGAAGAAGCTTACAAAGTGTTAAAGGATCTAGCTACTGTTTTTCGTAGTATGATGTTTTGGCTTGATGGTAAGATTACGGCTATTCAAGATTCTCCTAAAGAACCTGTATATACGTTTACTCAAGGAAACGTAAAAGATGGGATGTTCGAATATTCATACACAGGACAAAGAGCTAGAAGCAATCAAGTAAACGTTACTTGGAATAATCCCGAGGAGCTATACAAGAAGACTGTACTAACTGTAGAAGACACTGCTAATATTATAGCTCAGAATAGGATTGTACAGAAAGATATTGTAGCTTTTGGGTGTACCTCCGAAAGCCAAGCCCATAGATTGGCTCAGTGGCACTTACTAACAGATGCGTATGAGACAGAAGTTCTTACCTTTTCGACAGGTATTAACGGGGCTTTTTTACGCCCTGGAGATATCGTCAATGTCCAAGACCAAACTTTATTCAACATAGAACAAAGTGGCAGAGTCTCTAGTTCTAGCTCTACAACTACTTTAGTACTGGACAGGGAAGTGAGTTTAACAGGTTCTGCTTCTAACTATAATCTTTATCTTATATACTCAGGTGCTGCTGCATATCTACAGCAACCTTCCGCAGTTTTAGACGGAGTTACATATTCTAGGGGAGAGATACTTCTCACAAACGCGGCAGGAGTTTCTATAGTAGATAATGCTTCGTTACCTCTAACAGCCGAATTAGCCGCTAATTTAGTAGACGATTCAGGTAATCTCGTATCAGTTCAGTTTTCTGAAGATTCTCGTATAGAGATAAAACAGTTAAGTACTTATACTGCTGCCACTAAAACTGTTGTTGTTACAGGATCTTTTTCAAGCAATCCCAACACAGATACTGTATGGGCAATAGTTGACCGCAATGTAGAAACTCAAGATATTAAAAAATATAGGGTAATGGGTATTTCAGAAGAGAACCCTTCTGAATATTCAATTACAGCTAGTAAGTATTACGAAGCAAAATTTGATGAGCTTGAGCAAGAGAAACCTGTAGTAACAAATGAATTTTCGAATTCTAGCGGTAGAAATGACGTTGTACCTGCCCCTAGATCTGTTGCTTTTGATTTGCTTCCCTCCTTCTCAAATTCTTCAGAGACTTCTTCTACTTTAAGTTATAAAGCTTCTATATCGTGGGGATCACCTTTAGAAACTTTTAAAGGTACTGAAAGAGACTACAGATATTTAGAAAGTTATGAGATACGACATAACTTCTATGGAGAGATTACAGAAATAAAAGATATTCCGCCTTCTACTACTTCCTATGATATTCCAAATATAAGTGCAGGAACCTATACTATAGCAGTTAGGGTCAAGAGTGATTTTTCAACGTACTCTAATTGGACCGAAAAGGTACTAAGTGCTGGTACGCCTGTACTGGGAAATTCTCTATTAGGCTTAGTATCGCAAGGCGGTACTCTTAATACTACTATAGTTTTTGACCAAGATGTTAATAAGATTTTATTAAAGTCTTCTACATATACTTATGTAAGCCCAAGCAACGTCGTTTATTCTAACACAGCTAATACGGCAGATACAATCTCCGAAGATTTTTCTAGTCTACCAAACTCTCAATCAGCTTATTTTTTGTTTGATTATGCTCAGGCTATTGCTTCTTCGTCAAATCCATGGAGAGCCGTACAGGTTCATACAGATGCTACTATCGAGGATACTGGAGGTAACGCAACTAACTATAATTACCTTAAGCTTTTAGGGGCATCAAATAATGGACTGCAAACTTTAACTAATGCTACTGGAGGAATAAGTATACCCCAGAACAGTGCTACAGTTACAGGAACAAACACTTCTTTTACTACTGAGTTAGCTGTAGGGGACTTAGTAAAAATTAGTAATAGTACTGCAGTAGGTACAGAAAATGCAGTATCAGACTATAGAAAAGTTAGGGAAATAGTAAGCAACACCTCACTAGTTTTAGATTCTATTGTTTTAAGGGCTTACTCTTCTAAGAGTATGTATAAAGTCTCTTACAGTCCTGACTCAGAAACTGACGCAATTCTAGCTAAAGTATTAAAGGACGGAAGTGGGGTCTATACTATAGAGACTTATGTTACTTCTTCGGGCGAAGACGGGGCAGGTTCAGACATTGTCTTTTTACGTAGTGCAACGGCTCCTGACACGCCAGCAGATTCGGCAGGAATTCCATCTCTCCCCGATCAGTGGTATACAAATCCACCTTCCGGCACAGCTCTTCTGTGGGCAAGTAAAGGATCAAAGGCAGTTGGGGAAACGAAATTTGACTGGGGAGCTCCTTATCAAGTAGAAGGAACTGCTGTAGCAGAGATTGCTGTTTACAAAGTAAACGATAGTACCACACCTACTGGAGGTTCTTATAACTTTACTACTAACTCTTTAAATATTACAGGACTTACCGCTGGCTGGTCTCAAACGCCTCCATCTCTCGCAAATAATAGTGACGCGGTATATAAATCTATAGCTTTATTTGTTGGTGGTCCGGAAGAAACCGCAGCAACAGCTACATGGAGTACTCCAGCTGTCTCCGCTTTTCGACAAGACGGTTCTATTGGAAACGATGCTAAAGCTGTGAAACTAACCCCTAGCTCATATGTAATTAATTATAGTACTGCCGGAGGAGAAAACGACACTATTGCTTTTACTACTGCTGTTCAAAGTATCTCAGGAAGTCCCGCTTATCGTTTTTTAGTTGGGGGTGTCGAAAAGCAAAATACAACTACGCCTACTTTCACTCTCGCTGATGCAGATGAACCCGCCATTGGTGGAGTAAAAG